ATTTAAACTTAAAAGTAGGAGATGTATCATCATGCAAAACTCTTGCTCTAACTTGACCATCATTGACAATTCCCTGATGACCTTGTCTCGGGTCCATGTCGATGTTTTTGGATTTTGCAATTGTATTTTTAATTGCATCGGCCTTGCCTTGTTCGTAGAAGTGGTTTGCAATAGCATCTGAATTCATAGCAGTAAATAAAGACTTATGATAACCCTTAGCATCGACCATTTCATTATCCTTGTTTAGAAACTTTCTAACAAAGTTATTTATGTCGCTTTGAGTTTGCTTTACTTTATCAGCTTCCTTAACATTAAACCTAAATCTCTTATCTCCAACTTTGTATTCAAAACCTTTGAATTCATCGGAAAAAACCTCATTAGTTTTCTTTTGAAAAGTAAGCTTCTGCTTTTCAGCTACTTTGTTGTTACTCTCTGACTCCTTATTGTAACGATTGAAAAAATCCATAGCCTTTTGTTGTTCAAGCGTTAACTTAGAACCAGCTTTAATTTCTTCATAATATTTAGACTTTTGCCCGTCTAAGTGGGTCTTAGCATTGGCAACTTGCTCTTTAAATGCTAATTTTTTTCTTTTAATATCCCTTTCATCATCAAGATCTTCATCGTAAAGAAAATTATCTTCCATCAAAAATTGAATCTCATCGTTATCTAAATGAGGTTTTGTTGATTTGTAATATTCTTTTAATAATTGATTTTGATCTAAAGAGGTGTAATCTTGATTTAGCTTAACATAATCTTCTAAGCTTCCTCCAGTCTCTTCCATAAAGTCAACAACCTTTTGTATATTATCAGGTAGATCAACTCCAGTTTGTTTTTGTTCTTCTACAGCTTCCTTAACCTCATCAGTTAGCTCATCTGCTTTTTCTTTAACCTCTTCATCTGTTATCTCCTCGAGAACGCTGTCTTGCTCATCCTCGGGAACTTGTTCTTTATTTTCTTCTGAGGTTTTATCTGTGGCATCTTCTTCTCCCAATTGTTCAATTGGTGCTGATGATCCATCGGGTGTCTCCGGCTCTTTTGTTGCATTATCTTCTTTTTGTTCTTCTTTAGTAATCACCTCTTCTTCGCTTTTATTAACGTCTCTGAGATCAACCTTTATAACTTCATCAGTATTTTTTTTAAAACTAGGTTTTTTTATTCTAATCTTATCGTCCTGTACTGTTGATTCTGTGTTTTTTTCTTCAACTTGTTCTTCTTGTTTTTTCTTAGCCATAATATAATATAATAAAAAATGTAAAAATAATTACCTAGGTTCAAACGAACCTAAGCTAAATCCGCCTTCCATAACGTCGTTACCAGACGATTCAAAGTTTTTAGGGGGTTTTTCTTTTGCTCTTTGATCAATTAGTTCTGATTGTTGAGATGCTTGAATTTTTGTTCTTTTGTCTTTTCTATCTTCCTTGTTGTTTTCTTTACCTTTTTGAGCTTCAACTTCCATTTGTTTCAATTGCATATTTAATTGAAATTCTAATTGCATTAATTCTTTTTTTGCAGCAACTTCTTGTTGCATTTTTTGAGAAGCTATTTGACCTTTCAATTGTTCAAGTTCACTATTAATTTGTATCAAAGCTTGTTGCTTTTGAACTTCAGCTTGTGCAGCTACTTGTTGAGCTTCAGCATTAGCTTGGGCTTGAGCTTGTATGTTTCGCTCTTGCATTTGCTGATCTCTTTCTTGCTTCTTTTTTCTTCTAATTTTTAACAACTGATTAGCTAACTTTATATTTTTAATTTCTCTAAGATCTATTGCGTCTTCTATATCTATACCTTTTTGAGCAACAGCTGCTTGTATATTGTTTTCTAGTATTTGCTTTTCCTCATCATCAGGTGTTAGTTCTATAAATATACCAAAATCATGTATATGTAAATTAGACATCTCCTCTAGTGTAGCAACGTTGTGAACGCCAATACTCTGAATGAAAGCGTCTCTTGTAGGAGAATATTCTATAATATCAGAAATTCTAAGTGAAACACATTCAGCTAATTCTGATGTTAAAAATAAACTACTTTGAAGTATATGTCTTGTAGCTGTGTTAGAATTAGCAGCAGCTAGTTTTTGAACTCCTACTAAAGCATCTTTTGACGGTGTGGTACCATCTCTAGCTTCGTTTAACCCGGTTACATCTCTTATCATTTGTAGATAATAATTGTAAGTCTGAATTAGTGTTTGCATTTTTTGACCACCGCTGCCACTTGATATTTCTTGAATAGGTACTTTACCTGGATTCATATCACCCTCAGATGTTAGAGATCTACCGATAATACTACCTGTTTGGAAGAACATGTTAAGCGCTTCTTGCGGGTTGTAGTTTGTACCATTACCTAAATCAACTTCTGCTATACCATCTGCATCTAAGTAAACTCCATCAGGTATCATTCTTGATAAGACCTGTTGTAGTTTTAAATGTGTTAACTGAATCATGTCAGCAAAACCAGTTATTCTACTAACTAAGGATTCTATCTTACCATTATACATTCTTGGAGCTACAATACTATAGTTTAATTTAACTTTTGTATTATCACTTTTTGGCCTAACCATATTCTTAGCTATTTCCCATTTAAGAAGTTTTTTAGTTCCAAGAATCAAAACTCCTTCATATAAAACCTCTATAGACCTAGAAACTCTTTCAAAATTTTGTTCAATAAGCTCTTGAGGAGGATTAAAAGAATCATCTTTAACTATTATTTTACTTGCACCGCTTCCAAGAGTTTTAACTTTATAAACCTCATTCATGTAAGTTTTATAATTAAAATACAAAATTTCTATTTGATTTGTATCTACATAGTTATCATTAAGATGCGTTCTGCTATATCCATTTTTATTGTTATGAGGCTGCTGCATTATTTCCTCTAAATCTTGTTGAGATAAATTTGGAAACTCTTTCTTAAGCTCGTTCATTGGTATCACCTTAACCTCACCAACATAATAAACATCTTCAAAATAAGGTGAATCTGTGTGGGAATAAATTAAATTAGCTGGATCAACATAATCAACTTTAACTCCCTCTGACTTAGAGAAAGTATTTTTAACAGCACCTATACCTAAAACAGCTAAATCATAATTAACTCTTTTTCTAGTTAAATCATATTTATTAGTTTCTAGTATTGTATTTATAGCTTGCTCTTCAGCTAGTTCAACTGCTTGCTTGTAAGTTAGTTGCATGTGCAATTCAAGTTCTTCCTTAGTCTCAGGAAGTTCATCTTCAGGTGTATCAGTTATATCTATACCGAAAGCTTGCTTGGAAAATTGAGCTAGTTCTCTAGTTTCCATATCAGCTAATATGGTTTCCATATAATTAGTTCTCTTTTCTACGCCATATGGATCTTGAGAATAAGCCTTTACATCATAAGTTCTTTCAGATATACCATTAACAACTATATCTACAAATTTAGGAATAATAGGTACTGGTTTCCAGTCTAAATTAAGATATGATAAGTCACCATTTATAGACAACTCATCTTTGTATTTTTGTATTGATTGTTCTCCCCTAGCATACAATCTAAGTCTATGAAAATTTATTTCATGGCTTCTATATCTGTTAGATCCAGAATCTTTATCAAACCATTCACTTTCAATGGCTTTACCAACCTTGAGTCCATACTCTAAGCTTTGCTTTTCAATATCGCTAGCTATTTGACTAGGGAAAAAACTTTTTGTAACTGATTCAGCCATATTTTTACTTTATTATTGTTGAAGAGCTTCCTGAGTTTTTGTATCTGGAAAAGCTAATGTTTATATTTTGTTTTTCTTTTTTCACGTTAGGAGTATATAAGTGTCTATTACAAGCCATAATAGCTAGACCAGAACTAATAGCCGCATCAAACTTTGTTCTATTGTTTATGTCAAATCTAGCCCAATCATTTAATGTTTTATTAAAATATACATCTCCATAATTACCGTTTGTTTTTAAACCAACGTGTTCTTGTATGTACATTTCTATTGCAGCCGCGTGCGCTTGCTTGATATCTTCACTTGAGTTAGGTATTCCACCTATCTCTTTTTCTGTTACAGACAACTTGTTCCAAGTTCTATCAGGTCTATTCATTGAATAACCTCTATAACCTCTACGTCTTAAATAATATAAAAGTCTAGGCTTATTGTTCTCAGCTAGTATTGGCATACCATAAAATATAAGTGCCATAAGTACATCTTCAAAGAATATCTCAGCTGTCTGAGGTCTAGCAATGTATTCTAAGAAAAAGTGATTAGGAGGAGCATCTTCCATGGAAAACTTGGTGAGGCCATGAAGAGCTCCTTTGGAACCTAGTCCGTCGACCGTTCCCGAAATATCATAACTGTCACATCCAAAAGCACCCATGTACTCATTTCCAGGTTTTTTAAAACCATTTTGCTCAATAATATTATTTTGAAGATGAGATGGTGGTATCCAACTAACTTTGAATCTACCTTTTGGATCTGGATAAAATATTACTTTAGAATCTTTAATTCCATTAACCCACTGAAAACTACCAGTGTTAACACCTATTGAAGTTGATAAATCTTCATTGTAATCTACTTGCTCGTATATTTTTTGTAAGTTAAATATACTATTCTTAGTTTCATCTCTAAAAGCATGTTCCTCTGTTCTAGGAAACTGTCTGTAAAACTCATTTAGAGCATCACCATCACTTTTTAAACCATCAACTTCATTCTGCCAATGTTCTATAATTCCGGTGTCTATATACTCTCCAAAAGGACCTTTAGTTTCTTGTTCTGGCGTATCAAATACTGGTTGGCCAAATCTATCTATAAAACCCTCGTAGTTCCACTCCATCGGTATGAACAAAGAATATAAACCAGAACCAGTCTGACCGTTTTTATTTCTCTTTGTTACATCTGAGCTTTTGTATAACTTCTTGAAGTTCTCTCCACCTTTATCTAAAGCGTTAGAGGTACTACCCATCATACACTTACCGATTATTCTACTACCTAATCTTAAGGTTGTTTTCGTGACCCGCCAGTTGTTGAGGATATTGTTTGGCCTCTCCCATTTCCCTGATTCGTCGTGTACGAGAAGTTTGAGTTTCTCCCCATCGTAGGAGTTGTCACCGGTGTTCTTCCAATCGATGGTTGTGTCCAAGCCTTGTAAATCTTCTGGTTTGTCTGTGCTCGTGATACTCCGTCTGGTAAGCTTTGATGCTGGGACCCTAAACGCAATTTCTGTTTTTGGTCTGTCCATACCGTCTTGGATCGGTTTAAAGAAGAAGGGGTAGTTGACGGATATGGGCACGACTTTGTCTGTAAACATCTTCTTAGCGTCAGGACCGGACTTGGACAAGATACCATACCTGGAATCACTGGATATAGTTGCCAAGTTGACCACCTCACCCGATGCCATGAAAGAGAACCCTGATCGTCTATTCTTAAGGTAACACATTCCATAACATCTGATGTCTGCCTTGCAGGCTTCCCAAAAGATGTAGAATATTCTATTGGCCTCACGAAAGTCTGGTTGCCCGACGTCAATTTTACTCCATTGCAAGTACATGTAATGAGTACCAGTAATATAAGAATTACTGCCGTTGTTATCAAACCATAAGCCTTCTTCTCTGTGCTTAAATTCATCCTCTATGTATTCTATGTATTTTTCTTTAAAATCCGCTGGATATTCTTTCCAATCAAATATTGTTTTTATTCTACCTAGTTCTTTTGGATAAGGAGTTACCTCCCACGTATTACTTTTAAACTTTACTATTTTATCTGATTTAGGTAGAGCTATTTTAAGATTCTGTATCTCATATATATCACCTATTTTACCAGTTTTGCTTATAACAATAACATCGTGTTCTTTGTTATAACCGTATTCCCATTTCTTGGTTTTGTTTAACCTGGAAATTGTACTCTTTTTTATAGGCTCTATAACCTTTAGTAAAGTCTGTTCGTACATTATTTAGATCTTCTCTCTGCAAATCCACCAAATGAAACATCTTTCTCAGTATCAACTGGTATTTTGTTCTCTAAGATGTTATCCTCCTCCTCTATTCTCTTAAGTATTTCAAATGCATCAAATATGGCTAGTTTCTTAGTCGCTGCTGCATTCTTTAACCTATCTGCTGATATATCCTCATCTGAGTCTACTATTGCTTCCTTGGCTACTTTAATTAATTCCTCAACCGCTATTTGTCCAGCTAGGATTATATTCTTTTTCGTTTCCTTGATATTCATACTTGATTGAAATTTCTTTGGTTAAAACCCTATAAAGTTTTTCACCATCTACGATAAACTCGTATTCACTGTTAGGCGTAAAGCCAACTAAATCCCCTTCTTTAATGTTAAATTGCAATAGGTTTTTATCTATGTGCCTCATTACACCCATTAATGGTTTTTCTTTTTCAATTGTAAAGTCATCGTCGTGATGTATGGGCTTTACAAAGCAAAAACCCTCAGTAGCTAACCACTTATTATCTCGCTTGTAGGAGAATATCTGATCCTCTCTAACGCAATAAGTGTTTTCATCTATATAACTCCTGCTGTTCTTTTCCTCACCTTTGACATTATGCCATCTTCTAAATACATTGTGATGAACTATTACTTCGTCACCTACTTGTATTTTTGTTTTAACAGCTAGAGGTAATTGCTTTACAATTGCTTCTCTACTAACATATTGGTGGTTAAATATCTCTGTATTTAATATGAGATCTTTATCACCAACCTTTGTAGTATTGTTGTATCTATTTTTCTTTGGTTCAATTATAAAGTCAAATATACTTTTCATTAATACTGTAGATTGTATTCGACAGATACAGCCATATTCTTGTTAAAGTCTTTCCATATCAGGACGTCTTTCTCCTTCTTGATATATATGCTATACTTGTCGTCTTGTTCTATAATATCACAAATTGTATGCCCTCCGTAGACCTCTTGGCCCACGGAGTAATGCATAGCTTCGTTCTTATAATCTTTACCAATACTAATCTTACGTATCAGCTTGCTGCTCATCTTCTTCTTTTATTGGTTCGTAAGTTCCATCCATGATGTTCACTGAAACTTTTCCATACTCAGCCTCTAGCTTATCTTGAATTACTTTTAACTCATCTTGAACTGTTGCTAGAGAATGTAGCAATAAATGCTTACGAGTTTCTAGTTGACCAATTTCTAATTGAGCTTGATTTATTTTGTTGACAACTTCTTGTAACTCCTTGAGTTCACTTGTCTTAATACTTAATTTTGCTTCTGTACTTTCCATTTGCTTATTGTTATATAATATGATTTAATTCTTGTAATAGGTATTACACACCGATTTGTTTTGTTACTACTGTTGGTGTAATTTTCTCTGCTATCTGAGCATCAATACTAGCCTTAATAGATGCAACTTGCTCTTCACCAAGCGCTGCTTCCACCCAACCAATTACATTTGCTTCAGTGATATCAGCGAAAGCTGTAAAGGTACTCAAATCTTCAGTATCTAGAGAGACTACTCCGTAAGAATCTCCTGTGTTCTCATCCTCGGTGTCATCAACACCATTTAATCTCCAGTGAACATTAAAGATCACATCTGTTTGATCACTCTTTGTTGGATATGTATCAACTGTTGTACAGTTCCATGTATATGTTATTGCCATTGTTTTATTTGTTTATTGTTTTAATAATTCTACTTCTTGTTTTAGTAACTCTATTTGAGTTTGT